CTTTCGCACCCTTTTTTTATACCTAAAATAAATATAAATTAATTGTATTAATAGTTGCAAATATTTGCACATTTGATACTATATGTATGTGGAAACAATTATTAAAACTAAAAAGGAGAACAAGATGGAATATAAAGTAAGTTTTAACAATGTAAATGAAGAAGGTGAAACATACATAGCCTCTTATTTCTTTTACAGTATAGCCAATGCCCATTCGTTTATTAAAGGTAACTTTGGTGATGATGCTAATAAATGGGATATTAAAATTACTAAAAGCGAATCATTTCTTGATGATTTGGAAAAGAAAGGAATGGCATAAGCCATTCCTAGGAGAAGCGTAATGGAAGATAAAACTTTTAAGTTACCTTTGCAGTTTGGAGAAGAAATCGCCCTACCTGATGGGCGATTTGTTTCTACTGCAATTATAGAAAAAGATAACCAAGACTTTTGGGCAATCTATCGTGTTCGCAAATCTGAATTAAAAAAAGCTGGCATCTTTATTGTTAAAGAAGACGATCAGTGGGTTTGTAAAAGATATAGAGATAACAATGAAAAGATCGAAGAATCTATGGCTATCTCTAGCGATGTCGAAATAAAAGCACCAGAAGGTTTGGATTATTACCCATACCAAAAAGCTGGTATAGAGTTTCTATCAAGAAAACAATCTGCTTTGATCGCAGATGAAATGGGATTAGGTAAAACAATACAAGCAATTGGCTTAATGAATTCAATTGAGCTACCTAAAGTTCTTATAGTTGTACCAGCTTCAGTAAAAATTAACTGGGGTATCGAATGTAAAACATGGTTGGTTCAGGATCGTAATATCAAAACAATAGAAAATGGTAAAGATGAGTTTCCTGTAAATCCTGATATTGTAATTATAAATTACGATTTACTTACAAAATTCAAAGACAAGATTCTCACAAGAACTTGGTCATATGTAATTTTTGATGAGTGTCACTATCTGAAGAACCCAAAAACTTCCAGATCTAAAGTTGCTTTGAAAATAAAAGCAGATAGAAAAGTTGCACTAACTGGCACACCAATACCAAACAAACCTATTGAGCTACAACCAATAGCTGGTTATTTAAGTCCAAGTGTATTTGGTAATTTCTTTAGTTACGCTTACAAATTCTGTAGCGCACATCAAATTAATATTGGTCGCAAGACTGTTTGGGATTTTTCTGGCGCAAGCAATCTCAAAGAATTACAAAAAAGATTGCGATCCACCATTATGCTCAGAAGAAAAAAGAAAGATGTGTTAACTGATTTACCAGACAAAGTAAGACAGGTTATTGTACTAGGTAGAGATCATTATGGTCAGGAATTAGAAAAAGAATATGATACTTGGTCAGATGTGATCGCAGAAACATCATCTAATGATATACCTTTTGATAAAATGGCTAGTGTTAGACATCAAATGGCTTTGAAGAAAGTTGATCATGTCGTTGAGCATGTTTCTACTATTGATCACAAAGTTGTAGTGTTTGCTCATCATAAAGATGTCATTGCTGGTATCAAAGAAGGCTTAGAAAAACACGACAAAAAAGTCGTGATCTTAACTGGTGATATGTCAACTAAAGCCAGACAGGTATCAATTGACGAATTTCAGAAAGGTGATGCTGATGTTTTCATAGGAAGCATACAGGCTTCTGGTGTAGGAATTACATTAACAGCATCTAGCCATGTGGTTTTTGCAGAGATGGATTGGGTTCCAGCTAACATGAACCAAGCAGAAGATCGATGTCATCGAATTGGACAAAAGGATTCAGTATTGGTTCAACATATTGTTGTTGATGGATCTATTGATGCTAAATTGGCTGAAACGCTTGTTGGTAAACAGAAAGTTGCTGATAAAAGTCTTGACGATCCAGAACTTGTAAATGTGATTGTTGAAGAAATATCATATGATGCTGGTGAAGTTCAGAAGCTATACAAAGGCAAAAAAGTAAAAGCATTGCCAGCACATGTAGTCAAAGCAATGCAAGAGTGTGTTAAATTGTTAGCAAGATACTGCGATGGTGCTAATGAAGAAGATGGAGCTGGTTTCAACAAGTTCGATGCTTCATTTGGTCACAGCGTAAATCGCATGGATAACTGGTCGATACCAATACAACATGCTGTAAAAGATATGCTCAAGAAGTACAAAAAACAAATGATAGGTGTTTGTGAGCACGAATACATGATAATTTACTCCTAACTTCCAATTACCTTAGTCTTGAAGTATGATGTATTGACTAGGGTAATTTTTTTTGTTTTATCGACAGACCTAGCTGACAAGCCAAGACGATAAAACTTATCACAAAGGAGTGATTATAATGGCAAATTCAACTTTTAGTGGACCAGTCCGATCCAAGGGCGGTTTTAAAGTAATTAACGAAGCTAGTGGTACAGGTGCAATCACTGAAACAGGTTTTTCAGTAAACTCTACTGGACAGCTTATTTCTTTAGGTTGCAGAAAAATACAAACATTCGCAGTAAGTTTAGCTGGTACAAATGCAGCTACTACAACTTATACTGATGCAGATGTACTTGTTGAACTTGGACAGCTTAACGCTGATCATCCAGATGATTTAGTAACAGCTAGTAAATTTTTCATCCATAAAGTAGTAGTTGGTATAACAACAGCAGCAGCAAGTGATGCAAATTCACTAGCAAGTTTACAATTGAGTGCTACTTCTGGTACAGCTACTAATACAGCTATATCTTCTGGAACAGAAATTGTGGGAGCTGGTGTTGCATCATTCAACCCAAGAATTTCTGCTACTGATTCAGTAACAGAAGTTGATATAAATCTTGATGATACTGCTGGGAACTTTCATGTATTCGAGCCAAACATAAGTGCTGCGATTGCGAGTAACAATCTTTATATGTGCGCTGGTGATGCCTGTGATACAGCTTTAACTGCGTTCCGAGCCACTGTTGAGATCGAATACACAGTATATTAAGGGGTAAATTATGGCTAGAATAACTGGTTCAGATGTCAAAGCAGTTCATATAGCTGCTGATACCAATGCTGCTGATAATGTAAGTGTTTCCGCAGCAGAACAAGCAAATACTGATTTTACAATCGGTGGAACAGATACTTCTGGCGGTACTGCAACATTTACAGCAGCAAGAATAATTACTTGCACTACAGCTGGTACTGGAGATAATGGCAAAACTGTTACTATTACTGGTACTGATGTTAATGGCTCTGCACAAACAGAAGTTATTACTTTAACAGGTTCAGCTACTACAACCTCTGGTACTAAATTCTTTAGAACTGTCACAGCAGCAGTAGCTTCTGCACAACCAGCAGCAAATGTTTCAATCGGACATTCAGCAAGTTGTGCAGATGTGATATTCGCTGGTAGATCCAGATTCAGAGGCATTAATGCGGTTTGTAGTGGTACAGCTGGCATACTTGATTTTGTAACTACATCTCCACTTGGTTCAAGTACATTTAAACTAGGCACTGTTGCAAGCGCGACAGCAACTAGAGATATTACAATCCCAGATGAAGGTGTTCTATTTGAATCAGGTATATTTGTTTCATACACTGTAAGCACATTTGGAACGCTTACTGTGTTTCATGCTTAGAAAACTGACTCACCAAATTTTTAGACGGGTTTGGTGAGTCACTTTCTTAACTTGTGAGGTAATATGGCAACATCGAATAGTAAAAATTTTGAACCTGATGTTGGTGAGTTTATAGAGGAAGCATTTGAAAGATGTGGAATCGAGCTGCGCACAGGGTATGATCTGAAATCAGCTCAAAGAAGTTTGAATCTTATGCTTGCTGAGTGGTCGAATCGTGGTTTAAACCAATGGACTGTAGTATCAAAAAGTGTAGCGATGGTCAAAGATACTGTGACTTACAATATCGACACCACTAACGCAACAGCACCCATAGATGTTTTAGATGCATTCATTCGTGAAACAACTAACAGCGTAAACACTGACATACCACTTACTAGAATAAGTAGATCTCAGTATTCTGGACTTGCTAGTAAAGGATCGACATCTCGACCTAATCAATATTTTGTTGATAAACAAAATACACCTACAATTACTGTATATCCAGCACCAGATAAATCTTCAACTTATACTTTAATAATGAACGTGTTGACTAGAATGGATGATGCTGATACTGGAGAGAACACTATGGATATGCCATATCGATTTTATCCATGTCTAGCTGCTGGTTTGGCTTACTACATATCGTTGAAAAGAGCACCTGATAGGACTGGTGTTTTGAAGCAACTCTACGAAGAAGAATTCTTGAGAGCCATGAATACTGACGAGGAGCGCGCCTCATACAGAATCAAGCCTGATTTAAGAAGTTATAACAGAGCATAATGGCTAAATTCTACAGCAACAAAAGATCGACATATGGTATTTGCGATATAACTGGATTCAGATATAACTTATGCGATATGAAAAAAACTTGGAATGGTTTGATGGTAGGACCAGATCAGTTTGATCCCAAGCATCCACAGCTTAGTCCTAGATCAGCACCAAAAGAAGAAACACCATTACCAGATGCAAGAGTAGATACTTCAGATGATAATAACTTTTTTGTGGTATATACTAATGTTGGATTAGGTAAGCTAGGTAAACAATTAACTACTTTTGAATCGACATTCAGTGTAGGAGAGGTTTCGATAACAACATGAGTTGGACTTTAAGCACATTAAAAACAGCAATTGGTGATTATTTGGAATCTAGTGAAACAACATTCACAAATAATCTTGATAATTTTATTAAAGAATCAGAATCAAGAATTTTGAATTTGGTAGAAATTACAGATCAAAGAAAAAATGTACAAGCAACTGGATCATTATCTAATAGGTTCTTAGCGATGCCTACTGATTTTCTGGCTCCAATGAGTTTAGCAGTTGTATCTAGTAGTACATATGATTACTTAGATTTAAAACATCCCAGCTTTATGAGAGAGTATAGTCCAACAATTACCTCAACAGGTAAACCAAAGTATTATTCTCTTTACAGTCAAGAGTCTTTTTCTTTATCACCAGTTCCAGATGCAGCTTACACTTTTGAATTACATTACTTACATAAGCCAGCAAGTCTCACTATAGGTTCTGATAGCGGAACTACAGTTCTTTCAAATGATCATCCAGATGCATTGCTCTATGGAGCATTGACTGAAGGAGCAGTATTCCTAAAAGAAAGCGAACAGACAATTGCAATGTTTGAAAACAGATTTAAAGAAGCAATAGCCAGAATGAAAAACATCTCAGAAGGTCGTGACACCAGAGATGAATATAGGTATGATTCTTTAAGACGTAGAGTGACATAAATAAAAATAGATAGGACAAAAAATGGAGAGAATAGAGTCTTTAGAAGGCAAACGCATAGCTTTGCTTGGGTTAGGCATATCGCAAATAGATTACCTTATAAGTTTGGAAAACTCCAAAGAGTGGGATGAAACTTGGGGTATAAATTCTGTTGCTGGTGCATTGAAATGTGACAGAGTTTTCATGATGGATCCAGCTTCACGTTTCCTAGACAGTGAAGATGCTGGTAAGCAGACAAAGGTAATGAGAAAAATTTTACCTAATATAAAAGTTCCCATATATTCTTGTGAACTTGATGAGCGTGTACCCAGTATTGTTGATTACCCACTTCAAGAAGTATGTAATGCTACGAAATGCGCATATATGAATAATACAGTAGCATATGCATTAGCTTTTGCTATGTGGAATAAAGTTGGTGCTATAGACCTATTTGGTATAGATTTTAGTTATCGTAACGATTTACATTTTGCCGAAGCTGGTCGCGCTTGCGTTGAATTTTGGCTTTGCAAGCTAATGGAATCAGGAATTACAGTAGGTGTATCGCCAAGATCTACAGTTTTAGATGCTGATGTTCCAGCTGATGAAAGACTGTATGGCTATCACAGATTAGACAAACCCTTGGTTGCAATACCTCATAAAGATTCTTGGATTATTGCGCCAAACGATAAGATAGAAGATTTACTGAAAGAACATAATATGGAAATAATTCAAGAAGCTAAACCGCCAGAGCCATACAAAGGATGAGTGATGGCTTCATACAACTAGGACAAGTAATGGTTTCAACCACAGAGAATCGTGGACATACACCAGAATTTTGGGCAGAGCAAATTACTAAAAAAATATGTTCTATTAGTGATAATGCACCTGATCATATTAGACAACAAGCACATGCTTTTCAAAATAATGTTTATACTGTAGTATTAAATGGTGTCAAAAGTGCAATTGACAGTGATCGAGTTACCATTCGTGGACTTCTCGATTCGCAAGGGCACACCGACATGGCAGATATTATTAAACAATTAAAATAGAGGTATAAACATGGCTATTACAAGTGCGATAGCAAACTCATTTAAGCAAGAAGTGTTAGTCGAGGCTCACAACCTTACTAATGGCGCAGACAGTATTAAGTTAGCTCTTTTTACATCTAGCGCAACTATGGGTGCTGGAACAACTGCTTATGGAACAGGTCAAGAATCATCAGGGACCAATTACTCTGCTGGTGGTAATGCTTTAACTAATGTTACACCAGCTCTTTCTGGTACTGTAGCAGTAGTTGATTTTGCAGATTTGACTTTTGGTACAGCTACAGTGACAGCTAGAGGTTGTTTGATTTACAACTCAACCAACAGTAACAAAGCAATAGCAGCAATTGACTTTGGAGGGGATAAGACCTCGACTGCTGGTGATTTTACAGTAGTGTTCCCAAGCGCGACTGCTACAGGTGCGATTATCAGATTAGCTTAATTCGTGGTAAACTTTTTACTATAGGAGTTCACTATGCCATTAAGTAAAATTGAGTTTAAAGCTGGTATCAACAAAGAAGAAACTGACTACGCAAACGAGGGTGGTTGGGTTGATGGTAACTTTGTAAGATTTAGAAAAAATCGTGTTGAAAAAATTGGTGGATGGGTAAAAAGCACATCTAATACAATTACTGGCTTGCCCAGAGCTTTACATGCTTGGATAACACTAGCTGGTACAAGGCTTTTGGGTGTTGGATCTACTGTAAAGTATTACATAGAAACTGGTGGTTCATTTAACGATGTAACTCCTGTTCGCGCAACCACGACAAATGGTATTACCTTTGCAGCGACTAATGGCAGTTCAACTATTACTGCTACAGATTCATCTCATGGTGCTATAAAGGGAGATTATGTAACACTATCAGGAGCTGCAACGCTTGGTGGTAACATAACTGCCGATGTTTTAAATCAAGAATATAAAATAGATACTGTACCAAGTACAAATACTTATACATTTACAGCTACAGCTACAGCTAACGCAAGTGACTCAGGCAATGGCGGTGCTGGTGTAGATGGCTCATATCAAATCAATGTAGGATCTGACTTTTATGTCCAAGGCACTGGATGGGGTATCAATGCATGGGGTTTCTTTACCTTTGGATCTGTATCTGCATTGAGTTTTACCAACCAGCTCAGGCTTTGGACACACGACAACTTTGGAGAGGATCTTGTAATAAACCCTAGAGGTGGTGGTATTTTCTACTGGGAAGAAGATAATGGGTTATCAACCAGAGCAGTAAATATAACTTCATTGTCAGGCGCAAATAAAGCTCCAACTGCTGGGTTACAAACTTTGATATCAGAAACTGACAGGCATGTTATTGTTTTGGGCGCAGATCCATTATCTGGTGGCTCAAGAACTGGAGCAATCGATCCCATGTTGATAGCTTTTAGTGATCAAGAATCTGCAACAGAATGGGAAGCATTGAGCACAAACACAGCTGGATCTCTGAGATTATCGAGTGGTTCTGCAATTATAGGTGGTTTAAAAGCAAGACAAGAGATACTTATTTGGACTGATTTAAGTATTTATTCTATGCAATTTATAGGACCACCACTTACATTCGCAGTGAACTTGATAAACGAAGGTGCTGGATTGATAGGACCAAAAGCTGCTGTGAATACACCAAATGGTGTTTACTTTATGTCAAAGAATGGATTTTATTATTATAATGGCGCAGTCAAAAAACTTGCATCATCTGTACAAGATTATGTTTTTTCTGATATTGATCTAGAACAAGCATTTAAATGCCATGTTGGTCACAACGCAAAATTTGCAGAAATTTGGTTTTTTTACCCATCAATAATTGACGATACTAGAGAAATATCTAGATACGCAATTTACAATTATGAAGAAGGTTTATGGTCCATAGGGAGTATAATTAGGTATGCTTGGATCGATTCAGGTGTTAGAAACTTCCCACAAGCAGTTGGAATAAACAGCTCATCATCGTATTTACTATACAACCATGAAAATGGTTTTAATGATGATGATAGTCCAATGGATAATGTGTTTGTTGAATCTGGTGATTTCGATATAAGCGATGGCGATAGATTAGCTTTCATAAAAAGGATTTTACCAGATGTTAAATTTATTAATGATACAGGATCGTCACCAAATGGTGCTGTAAACATAGTTTTGAAAAAAAGAGATACTAATGGCAACACACTATCTATCGACAGTACAAGCCAAGTAAAATCTACAACTGAACAAAGTTTTGTTAGAGCAAGAGGTAGGCAGTTTGCATTTAGAGTTGAATCTGATGATGACAATAATCTAAGTGATAGAAAAGATTTTAAATGGAGACTTGGATCAACAAGATTCGATATACAGCCATCTGGTAGGAGAGCATGAGCAAACTTTTACAAACCAACTTGCCCTTGGCTCAAGGTGTAGAGATTACACCTGAACTGTTTAATCGTTTGGTAAGAATTTTAGAAATAAACCTGAGTGCAATAGATCCAGAAAAAACTCCTAGCTTCAACTCTACAGAGATTTCTGAATTGCAATTTGCTACAGGTTCTATAATATATAATACAACAGACAGAATACATCAGGCTTTTGATGGTACGAGGATGAGAAGTCTTTATGGTCAGCAAACTTATCCATCAGGTCTTGGTTTAGCGACATCAATAGGTAGCGTATCAGTAACAATAGGTTAGAATAATGAATCAAATGCTAGAAGAAAGAATCGCTAATTTTATGGGTGGTCCAAAAACCAAGGGAGCTGGGCAAATGTTTGCCCCTAAAGCAGTTGCTGGCTCACAACTCATGGGTATGCAACCTAAAGGTGCTATTTCTAATAGAGAAATGGAACTGTTTCAAAGACCTAGCGAAAGCTATATTACAGATAAAGATCTTCAAATAATTTCAAATTCGATGACAACTGGAAAGGGTATAAATGATATTGAAGTTCGCAATATATTAAATTCTAAAGGTTTGATGACCAATAAAGATATACAAGCAATTTCAAATGCTATTCAATCAGGTGATATAAATAATCTAGCAAATGCTGTTTCTGGTGTAAGAAATAAAAATTCATCGACCTCAAATAATGGTGAGATGCAAGTGCTGGAGCAAGCGCAAATGGAATCTGGTGAGACATTTACACCTGAAGAAAAAGAAATGGCTTTGCAAAAGATTAGAGAACTGTCACAAAAAAGCCAAGCACCTTTATTTGAACAATCAGAACAATTGAGAATAGAAGGTGAGGGTGATGACACTGAAATAGGTCACTTGAAACAGGGCGAAGTCATAATAGATCCTCAGATGTTAGAGGATCCAGAATTTGAACAAGCAGTACAGAATAAATTTGATGAGTTTGGAGTTCCTATACATTTAGCAACTGTTGGTGGATTGCCATCTATTAACCCTGTTACTGGTGTGCCACAGTATGGTTTCTTGAAGAAAGTAGGTAAGTTCTTGAAGAAGGTTGTTTCACCAATAGCTAAGGTAGCTCAGTTCGTACCGGGTCCTTGGCAGATACCAGCAGCTCTTATATCCAAAGCAGACACAGTAAGAAATGTAGTTAGAGGGGATGCAAATCCACTTGCTTTATTGACTGTGGCTGGACCGGGTGCAATAGGTGGTACTCTGAGTGAGAACCTTGCTGGTTTGAAAGCAGCTGGGGATGGGAGTTTCCTTAAAGGATTAGGTAGTTTGGGTGGCAAAACATTGTCAGGCATTGGCAATGCTGTTATGAACCCTATAGAAGCTATTAAAGGTATTCCTAGTTTGATGAAAAGCGCAACCATTTCAGGGCAACCAAAAGTTGGTTTGAATACACCAGCACATGCAAACGCAGCTTATCAAAAAGCGTTACAACAAAATCCAGCGTTAGCAAACATGGCTCCTATGTCACCAGTTGATCCAACATTATTGAGTGCTAAAGAACAAATAATGGCAAACATAAAAAATGTGCAAGACATGGCATACATAGCTGGAGAAGAAGGTGACTATGCTAGGTATGATGAATTAAATAATTCGGTGGCTATATTAAATGATCAACTTACAGGTATAGATAGCCAGATAGCGAGTCAGCAAGCACCACCAAATGCTGGGATCCCAATGCCAGCTGAAGCACAAAATTACGATCAAATGATTTCTGACATGGCTCAAAACATGTCAGGACAACCACAAACAGATCAACAAACAGGATCACAGCCACAATCAGGTGCTAAAGCAACTACAGGTGGGATAGGTGGATTAGGCAATCTTGGAGATTTAGATAGAATGCTTGTTACTGGTGGTTTGGCTGGAGCGTTAGCTAAATTTGCTTATGATGAAACCAAAAAAGATTCAGGTGTACCACTTACACCTTTAACACAAATGGATGCTACAGGAAGATACAATATAGAAGCAGAAGTAGCCAGAAGGATGGGACAACAAGCTCCTAATCCAGTTGAATTTGGTTTATTACCAGCAAACACATTCCCACAATTAAGTGGTGGGCAACCAATGCAAGCAAGAGATGGTGGTTCTGCAACTAAACAATATCCAAACAAAGGCTTAGAAGCATTATCTCAGGTAGCACCACAAGTTGTTGATCGTATGGGTTATTATGGTGGTGGCATGGTAATGCCAATGGCATACGCTGAAGGTGGTAATGTCAATATGGAAGATTTTAATAGAATGAATGGTGGTATCGATGGTCAAGGCACAGAAACCAGTGATGATATACCAGCCATGCTTTCTGATGGTGAATTTGTTATGACAGGTCAGGCTGTAAGAGGTGCTGGTCGATATCAAATGGAACAAGGAAATGGTGGTATAATAAGTTTAGTACCAACATTAGATGAGGACAGGCAAAGAGGTACAGATCTGATGTATAAGATGATGGACACATTTGCTGGTCAAGCGCAACCTTCACAGGAGCCAGCATGAGACAATTACAAGATATGATTCCTAAATACGATATGGGCGGTGATGTTAGCGGTTACGATGGGATGGACACATTTTTTAGACCAAATTCTCGATATAAGCAAATGGGTGAATATAATATGTTGATGCCAGCTGGAACACCACCTCAAAGTCTACCTATGACTGCATTTGATCAACCACAAAGGGTAGCTCCATACAATCCTATGAATACTGGTTCTGGACAAGCACCTCCAGCTGGATTTACATTCCCTACATACTCATCACCTGTTGCACAAGCTCCTTCACCTGTTGCACAAGCTCCTTCACCTGTTGCACAATCTCCAGCTGTGATGCCACAACAACCACCAGCTTATAATGTGGGTACAGGTCCAATGCCTTATGCATCAGGGATTACAAGTATTGCAACAGGATTAGATCCAACAACAAAACAAATGTTATTTGGTTTAGATGGGCAAGGTGGTTTCATACCGGGTGCTATGCAAGCAGCTGAGAGTACATTTTTTAATCCAGATGGTACACCAAGAGTTGTCGATCAAACTGTTGCTGGATTAACTGATGATCAAAAACAAGCTATGGAAATGGCTAGATCTAATGTAGGTGCGCTAGATCCATATATAGGTGAAGCTAGTGGCTTATTAAGAGAAACCACTGGCGGTTTTGATAGAAGTCAAATAGATAAATTTAACGATCCATTTGAAGATAAAGTAGTCCAACAAGCTATTGAAGATATGAGAAAGTATGGAGCACAAGAAGATATATCTGATACAGCACAAGCAATTGGTTCAGGTGGTCTTTCTGCTTTTGGCGAAAGAGCTGGTAAGTTTGCTGGCGAAAAAGCAGCTGGTCGTGAAAGAGGTATGTTAGAAGCAATAGCTGGCATCAGATCTGGCGGTTTTGATAGAGCTAGAACTTTAGCCATGACAGAACAAGCGAGAATGAACCAAGCCAAAAGAGAAGCTGCCTCTGGATTGTTAGGTATAGGTGGTATAGAACAAAGAGGCGGTGCTTTCGATATCAATCAATTGTTAGGCTCTGGTGGATTGCAACAAGCGCAATCACAAGCTGAAGCAGATGCAATAAGAGCTAATGCAATGGCGAGACAACAAGCTCCATTAGCACAGTATCAATCACTGGCTCCATTTATAAGTATGGCTCCAGCTGGGACATATCAGACACAAACACAATATGCTCCGAAACCAAGTGCAGTGCAGTCTGGTTTAGGAACTGGACTGAGCGCATTTGGCGCAATAGGCAATCTTCTAAATCCAAAGACAACATAATGGCTATCAGTAGATCACAAATACCAAGTCAGATAGATCCTTTTGCTACTGGTGGAGATGTATCAATAAAACCTGAAGATGTAATCACACCTAAATTTTCTGCTGACAATCTTTCAGAATTAGCTCTTTTGAGTCAAAACTTAGCAAAACTTGACTATGGTGCTGGGTTACAAAAATATAAAGAAAGACTGAATGAGTTCAAACCAACTGCAAGTAAGCCTGATATTTTCGACTTGGCAAGTCAATTAGGTGCTGGTCTTTCTTCTGTACCAAACAGAGGTGGCGCATCAATTGGTGCTGGTCTTAGTGCTGGATTTTATTCTTTCCACAAGAACCTCGTAGAAAATGAAAAACTGGTTCGTGAGCAAGAAAGACAGATAGGGTTACAGGCATCGCAATTGGCTATGAGAGATGAGCAACAAGCATTAGATTACATGAGCAAGATGGCGATTGAGAGGATTAAAGCTGGCAGAAAAGATTTAAAATTTACAACTATTGAATATGATAAGCCTGATGCTGATGGAAAAATAACTAGAGTAAAAGAAAGCATTCCAAACACACCTGACAATAGGGACAGAATAATTGAAATAACAGAGGGTAAAGATGAGAATTACCCAAACGCTGTGGTAATGTCATCATCTGGCTCGACAACTAATTTAAATATGCCACCACCTGTTTCACAGATGGATAAATCTGCTGATAAAGCACTTCAAGATTCAATAAAAATTTATAAAGAGAAATCTGATTCTGCTGGTCCTATACTAGATCAAGTTGGAACAGCATATCTTTTGGCAATTGAAGCTGGTAGGGACAATTTTGGACCAGTCTCCAGAGCTACATTAGGAGCTAAAGAATTTTTGATTGAGATGGGATTAGGTGGAGTATTAGAAGATCCTGACTCTATACCAGCACTAAAAGCGTTAAATCAACTATCTATGAGTTTTACAATGGCTATTGTTTCTCAAACCAAAGGTGCAATATCAAACAAAGAAATGCAATTGTTTATCGATGCATCTCCAACACTGGGTTCTACATACGAAGGGTTTTTGAAACAAATACAGTTGTTAGAAAAATTGGCGATGAGAGATCGTGATTTTTACCAAGATTTTTTAACGGAGATGGGTGGCAATATTGATAAAGAAATTCCTGTAAGGCAATTACAGTTAGAGATGGAAAAATATGCAAATACTTGGAGAGAAAAAAATCCATTATTGTCTGAGGAAGATAGAAAAATATTGAATGATGCAATTGCTGGTACTGATCAGTATGGTGGTAGTTTATCTGATGATTTCGTTCCTGATGCATATAGGTTGACAGTTGAAAAAGCTGAAAATGAATTTTATAAATATAAAAGTGGTTTAATAAGAGTAATGACTCAAGAACAATATGATGCAGTTGATGAAGGTGAACAATATATTGGTAAAGATGGAAGAATTGCAACGAAGCGTGAGAATTAAAAAACAAAATGGATAATCAACAAGTAAATGAATTTGGAGATCCAATACAAGATTCTCAAAATTATGGTATAGACTTAAACACAAGAAATGAATTTGGCGATCTTGTAGTCAATCCCAACAAACCTTCTACACAAGTTAGCGAAGAACCAAGTGGTTATTACGAGGGTTTCTTGTCTGGGTTATCTAACGATGAAAATAACAAAGTTTTTTGGTTAGCCAAAAGAAGGTTTCCAGAAATTTATAATGAAGGTAAAGATCCATCTCTTTATTATGCTTTCGATAAAAACGAAAGATTGTTTTATATGGATCCAGAAACAGGTCAAAAAAAATATGAGTTTGAAGATTCTTATTTGTTAGATGACATTTCATATTTAGATAACATAGGTCCAGCTGGACAGTTTTTAACTGAAGTAGCTGGTGGTATGAAAGGTTTAGTAAAAGGTGCGCCACTAGGTATACCCGGTATGATTGTTGGTGGTATAAAAGGAACTGGTAAGGGTGCTTTGTATGCTTATGGTGTCAGACAAGGATTATCCACAGCTTTAGGCGGTCCACCATTAAACATAGATAAAGCAGCTGAAGATGGTCTAATCGCTGCCGCTTTTGGTGGTTTACCATTTGGTGGTCCACCCAAAGCAGCTGGTACAGCTTTTGGAAAAAAATTGTTAAATACTTTCCCCGGTACTGATGGTCGATCTATTTTAAAAGACATAGTGAGAAATGGTGGGAATGATGCAGACTCAGTTTTAGCTTATATGAACAAAGTGTACCCAGACATAAAAATTAGTAGAGCAGAAGCTACTGGTTTAGTTGGTAGCAAAGGTTATCAAGCAGAAGCGTTTATATCTAAACATGCAAGAAACGAAAAAATGCTCAGGCATTACGCAGATAGAAACGAAAGAGTTAAATACCATGCAGAAAAATTTATAGATAAAATTACAGAAGGAACTTTTGTAGGTGGCAGAAAAACTAAAATAGCTATTGGCGATGCTGACGATGAAATTACTAGGTTAGCAAAGGAATACATAGATAAAGAAAAAGAATTACTAAGACAAAGAACAAAGCCTATGTATAAAGATGCGTATGAATGGGATACAAAGATAGATGTCAGTGATTTTGTAGATGATTTAACTAAAAAACTAGAAGATAAAAATATTAAAGGTAATTACAGAAAATCTTTAGAAAGTATTAAAGATTCATTTACAGACCTAAACACAGGTCAGTTAAAAGACACAACTGAGTTGTTGCATAATACGCTAAAAAATGATTTTAGACCTTTAATAGAAACTTTGACAAAAGATAATCAACGTAGGATAAAACAAGAAATAAGTACCATAAGAAGTAAATTGTCTAACAGAATGAAAGAACAAAACCCATTATATGCACAAGTGACAGGAATATATGATGATGCTCTTGGCAATGCTCAGATATTGGATAGATCAATTGTAGGTCAATTTGCAAAAATTGCTAATTTATCTGGAGAACAAGGACTAAGAGCAACAAAAAAATTATTTAGCGGTAATATCAAGCCAAGAGAAATAAACGAACTCAAAAAAATACTGCAATCTACTGACGAAGGCGCAGATGCATGGCAAAACTTAAAAGGCACTTGGTTAGCTACACAGTTTGATGATGCTGTAGTAAAGCAAATAAATCCACTTGGTGAGCCACACGCATTTCTTAGAGCATTGGGTATAAAAAGTCCACAAAGGGCGTTTACACCTATTGGTCAATTAGATGACATGTCACCAGAAGCATTGTCCAAAATTACAAGTTTTGAAGCAACAGGCAAAAAAGCAAAAATGTGGCAAGCTATAATGGAGCCAGAAGAATTAAAAAGTTTTATTGATTTAACAAATATGATGCACATGGTTGGCAGAATACAAACTCAAGCTGGATCAGATACATTCGCTAATGTTCGTTTAGGAGAACTTATTGCAAATGAAGCTAGGCAAGTGTTGGGAAGCGATGAAGTAGGCAAGCAAGTTGGTAGGAAAGTTGGTGGATTTTTTGCTGCTTTAGGTGATATACCATCAAGACTAACTGGCTATGGATTTAAAGATTTAATGTCTCTTACAAGAAATAGACAAAACCAAGCATACGTTGATCTTTTAATAAAACACATTATTGATCCTAAACTAAGCGCAGAAACAGCGTTAATGTTAGATTCTGCATCACCATATGTTTACGCAATATCACAGGCTTTTGCTAGAGGTGGCAAAGAAAGAGTTGAAGATTTAGTAGAAGCAACACAGGGAATTACAAGCGATACAGAGCTTAAAGAATCTCGAAGAAGAAGAAGCGAAACTGGATCTGATTACGAAATATTAGACAGCGTACAAGAAACACCAGAGGATACATCTGATTTACAAAGTTCTATTCAAAATTTCCAGATGCCAAACATCAAAGGATCAGCATTTCCAGATACAGGAAAGATCAATCCAGCAGTATCGCCAACAGTGTTACCTAATCCACAGGATCGTGAGTTAGCAATGAGAAGATCAGGACTCGCTGGTTTGGTCTAAGTTATCAGCTTCAATCAAAGCACCATTCACTTCAAAATTCATCTCATATCCCATAGCACTTTCACCATTTATGGTGACTACTAAGTTTCTAGATATCAAACGAAGCAAAGCTGTCTGATGATGTAAATTGAGCTTGCCAAA